AGATTTTGGTTCGTCCAAGACTTCTAACGCCACATTCACAGTTCAGTTTCCAGCCGCAACCAATACATCGGCTATTATTCGCATTAATTAAGGAGTCAAAATGACTAACGAACTTTCAAACTTTGGCGACCACGCAGTAGCTACATTGCAAGCCAACGCCACTATTCCAGAAGGTATGGGTGTTGAAGGCTGGTATCATGTTGTATGCCGTGATGCTGCAGGTAATATCAAATGGGAAGAAGAATTTCCTAACTTAGTGGTAGCTGTAGGTAAGCAATTGATGCTTGATACGTTACTTAAAGGTTCTAGTTACTCGGTTACAGGTCCGTATTTAGGACTTATTAGTAACACCTTTACAGCGTCTGCTTCAGACACAATGGCTTCTCATACATGGACAGAGTTCATTAACTATACCGTCGGTGGATCAGCTGTCCGTGGCACCGCAGTTTTTGCGTCATCTACCAGTACAGGATCTACACCCTCTAACGTAACCTCTAGTACAGCAACAGCTATTACCTATACAATTACAGGTTCTGGCGGTACAGTGTACGGATGTTTTTTGGTATTGGGCTCCGGTGCTTCAAGCACACAAAGTTCAACAACAGGTACGTTGTACTCAGAAGGTTTGTTCTCTGTAGCTAAAACTACAACTTCAGGCGATACTGTAGCAGTTACATATAGTACAACTGCTACTTCTTAAGAGGAGCCTTAAATGGCTTTTGTTGTTGCAGACCGAGTTCAAGAAACCGGAACTGTATCTACGGGTACGGGTTCGGTTAACCTCGCGGGTGCTGTTGTTGGATTTCAATCTTTTATAAGTGGCATTGGTAATACCAACTCCACGTATTATTGTATATACGACCCAACTGCCTATGTTTGGGAAGTGGGGTATGGAACTGTCACATCTGGCACGCCCAATACTTTAAGCAGAACCACGGTTCTGGCAAATTCATCTGGTACCACAGCGCTTATTAGTTTTAGCACATCTAATACATTAACTGTATTTTGTACGTACCCAGCTGAAAAATCCGCAATTCAAAATGCTAGTGGTGTGGTATCAGATCCTACGTTTACTGCGACTGGGACAATTGCTAATCCTGCTAGTACAGGCGTGTTTAACTATGGCGCTTTAAATTACCAAGATACAAATATAGTTTCTCAGTCCGCTGGAAATTTTAACGGCTATATTTACGCGGCTATTCAGAACCAAAGTAGTGGCGGCATCGCTTCAACTGATTATGCTATTTATAACGACCAAGGTTACTATGTTAACGCCGGGATTAACAGCTCCGGTTATGGCGCATTTACAGGTGTGGGCGGCACGGGCGGCACATCAAGTACAACTCTAACCATTACATCACAAACAACAGGCAACTTACTTTATGGCGCTGTTTTATCTGGTACAGGATTTTCTGGCTCACCAACAATTACAACCCAACTAACATCAACTGGAACAGCTGCGGCTTCCCCTACTTTTGTAAGTGGTGGCGGCACAGGGCAAAACCAAGTTGTACTTTCATCAATTGCGGGTATTGCCATTGGTTATTTAGTGTCAGGTACAGGCGTACCTGCGGGAACTTTTGTTGGTAGTTTTACGGCTACAGGTAATGGTGTTAACTTAGTTAACTCTTCGCTTGCTAATGTTAACTTTACAGTTCAGGCAGCGGGCACATATAACTTTTATGTTCCTGGCGGGGTAGGCACTTACACAATGAGCAGTGCGCAGACAGTGTCTAATGGCACGTCTATTACAGCGCAAGTTGCCGGTGCTTTTAACAAACCTAATAACGGATACATCTATGCGTATTATGGGGATTTTGTTGTTGGAACGTACACTAGTAACAGTTATCGTGTCGTTACAAATAATAATGCGATAGACGCGTTTACTGCCGGACCGGCAAATCAAATAGCTTTTAACGGTTCTTATGGAACTACTGGTCAGTATTTAACTTCACAAGGTTCTAGCTCCCCGCCTACTTGGACATCATTTAGTGCGTCATCTAACTATACACGTACGACAGTAACAGCTACAGCAAGCCAAACATCATTTTCTGTATCGTATTCAGTTGGATACATTCAAGTATATTTAAATGGTGTAATGTTGTCTCCGACCGATTACACGGCAACTACCGGGACTACTGTTGTTTTAGCGACTGGCGCGGCTTCTGGGGATATTGTTGATTTTATTGCATGGACAGTTACAACTCTTAGCTCAACCGCTAATTCGCTGACAATCAATAATAGTGGAACTGGCGCGGCTTCTGGTTCTACTTTTAACGGTGCTTCGGCATTAACTATCTCATATAACACTGTCGGAGCTTCACCACTTGCAGGTTCAACAAGCCTTACAACTTTAGGTACAGTAGCTACTGGTACCTGGAATGCAGGTATTATTGGACCAACTTATGGTGGCACAGGCGTTAACAACGGCGCAAACACTATTACTGTTGCTGGTAATTTATCTCATGCAGGAGCATTCACTCAGACCTTTACTGCAACAGGTAATACATCGCTAACATTGCCAACTTCCGGCACACTAATTAGCACAGTTACCAATATGGCGGCTAATCCCGTCACAGGTACACCGTCAAGCACAACATTCTTGCGTGGTGACGGTACGTGGGCTTCAGGAGTTTCAGGTCCTACGGGTCCTACGGGTCCTACGGGTCCTACGGGTCCCACTGGTCCTACAGGTCCCCCCGGTCCTACTGGACCTACGGGTTCTTTTCCCACAACTTTTAACTCCGTGGGTAATCACGCATGGGTTAATATGAACTATTCTGGTTCAGTATCTAGTGGTCAAAGTTTTTCAGCAGGAACGGGATGGCAGTCTGCCACAATTGGTCAACCGACACAAAATAACTTATCTGGTACTTGGATATGGCTTGGTTCTGGTGGTTGGACAGCCGCAGGAAATTATCAAGGTCTTGGTCAAAGAATATCTTAGAGGTAAAGAATGTTTACAATTGTTGAGGTTAAAAACCCAGTTTATGGTAATGCAGAAGAGACACATATTGAGTGTCAAGTCAAGTTCGAAGAATTTGATAGGTTTCATCCATTTGGCGCAAATGAGTGGGATCCAGAACCGCATGGGCAACAAATTTACAATAATTTAAAAGCCGGTAAGTATGGTCCAATTGCACCCTATGTTCCACCAGTTGTCCCTCCCGCAATAACAGTTACGCAGGCAACATAATGTCTGAATACAGAATATACCCCAACTCAACACCAGAATTTAAAATAGTGCAAAAAGAAAACGGCACTATGCAAATGATGGTGCGTTATATTAACTCAACAGTTGGGTATGTTGGTAAGTGGTTGCCTGTTCAAACAGAAAAAGAAAATATTACAAGTAGTATTAACACAACACAACTTTAATTACTTATGACACAAGCACGTAATCTTTCAGTTTTAGCCGACAACGTAAACTCATCCGGTCAAGTATCTTTGACTGCCGGCGTGTCTGGCAATCTTCCCGTTACGAATTTAAACAGTGGTACAAGCGCATCGTCTTCTACATTTTGGCGTGGTGATGGTACTTGGGCTGCGGGTGTTTCCGGACCTACGGGTCCAACAGGTCCAACAGGTCCAACGGGTTCTCCTGGTCCCACAGGTCCAACAGGTCCAACAGGTCCATCGGGAGGTGAAATAACTTCCGCTGGTGGCACATACACTTACTGTTTTGCCACACCTACCACAACCTCAACATACTCTTTAGGTAACACAATTGCCGGAGGAAGTTTGGCACCTGTTTCACTTGATGCAAATATTAGCAACTTTGGCACGTCTCAAGCATATAAAAACGGAACTTTATCTGGTACTTGGCAATGTATGGGGTATTCTTACTATCATGATTCTATAACTTACGGTTTAACTGCTTGGCAAAGAATTTCTTAACACAAAGTAAAAATGCAAAGAACACTAAAAACTGCAAAAAACCCCGTATGGGCAAACAGCCAGCACACCGCTATTAATTTATTGGTGGTGTTTGAAGAATTGTTTTTGATGGGAGAACTACCGTTTACTGCAACTTTAAGTGACTCGGAAGCGCACAGTCAAGATATATTTGTTAGAGCATCCCAAGAAGAATTTGGTACTGTTCAAGAGTATCAGGAGCCTATTTTATCTGTTAATGATCAAGCATTCATTGCACGTAATAAAAGAAACGAATTACTGCGCCTATCTGATTGGACACAGGCTGCGGATATTCCACAATCTTTACAAATCGCGTGGGCTCCTTACCGACAGGCGCTTAGAGATGTCCCGCAACAACCCGGATTTCCTACAAACATAACTTGGCCTACACCCCCTAACTAACATGTCACACTTACCCATTTGGTACCTTGGTCAAGTTCCTGTTGAGGACTGTGATAAAGCTTCGGCTGAATACATGTTGATACCTCCTAAAGATGCTTCTATGGGCAGAGACGGAGATCAGCTTGATCACACCTTTAGAAATACTACCGTACGCTTTGCTGATAATAGCCATTGGTTTGGCTTGAAAATGCGAGATTACGGAATGCTTGCCAATAAAGAATGTAACTGGGATTTTGATATTAATAGGCATGAATCTGTGCAATATGCTGAATACGGTATAGGTAAAAAATACAACTGGCACATTGACACTTTTCCTTTATCAGGCGCTCCTACAGATCGTAAAGTAACTGTGGTATGTATGATGTCAGACCCAGTCGATTTTGAAGGTGGTGCACTGCAATTACGCATGTATCAGGAATTTACGCCACCTATGACAAAAGGAACTATTATTGCATTTCCATCTTTTCTTGAACACCAAGTAACGCCTGTAACTAAAGGTGTTCGTTATACCGCAACCATGTGGTTGTCTGGTCCGAGGTTTAAATAATGTTTGGCTACGCAGCCTTTGCACAATCACCCTTTGCTGCGCTTGGGTCAAATCAGTACGTTTTGTCAATTACTGAAAATTCTAACTTAGCTGATGTAGATAGTATCTTAGCGCGGTTTAGTTTGTCCGACACTGAAGCCATGACTGTGACGGACACCAATGCTGAAGTTGATGTTTTTTATGAAGGTATTGTTGAAGGTATAGCACAAGCC